GACTGCCTGTGATATGCACGATGGTCATGTTGTTCACCTGTCCGGGGCGATCAATCCGTGCATTGGCTTGAAGGTACGTTTCCACGCTGGTACAAGGAGCGTACCATATGATTGTGTTGGCAGCAGTAAGGGTTAACCCGTGCGCTGCGGCCTTTGGTTGTATCAGAAGAACCTTAGGCTCGGGTTGTTCTTGGAACCGTTTAACTATGTCGGCGCGTTGATTTACGCTTACCTTACCATTGATAACGTCACACGATATGTTGTGCTTGTTCAGGTGCTTTTGCAGTAGCTCAATAGTGTGCGTGAACGGTATAAATACCAGCACTTTGTGGCTCGACTCTTCGATAACTTCCTGCACCACTTTGAGGCGGTTGGTCACATCAAACTCAAGCACTTCACCTGTGTCCGTATACACAGCGCCACCAGCTATTTGCAGCAGCTTGTTGATCTGTACCGCAGCGTTAACCGCGCTAATTTCTTCCCCGTCGGCTTCAATCAGCATCTGTTTTTTTAGCACGTTGTAGTACTTAACTTGCTGGGGGGACATGATGGACTCACGCTCAACAAAAGTTAACGGAGGTAGGTCAAGACACTGTGCTTTCTCAAAGCGTATAGCGGGCTGGAGGATACTGTGTACTAGCGTCATAGCATTAGGTTTAGGCACCCACCTAAACGTGCTGACTTTATTCATTACCGTGTCCTTGAAATGACCAAAGAACGGTGACACTGCTGTGGGGTTTATCAACTTAGCTAGGCCGTACGCATCTACTGGGGACTGGGCAGCAGGTGTGCCTGTAAGCATCCATAAACCCTTGATGACTTTGTTCAAGTCACGCATGTCTTTCCAACGCGCAGTCTGTGCGTTCTTGTAGGCTGATGCCTCGTCCACTACGATCAGGTCAAACTCACCGGCAAGAATTTCCTTCTTGACAACGCCAACACCATCAAAATTGATGATGACGAACTCCGCGCCGTTGTTGATGATCTCTTTGCGCTTTGCTGCACTGCCGTGAGCTATAGCAACTGTACGATGTATAGCAAACTTGAACAGGTCACCCTGCCATGCAGACTTCATGATGGACAGTGGGCATACCACTAACACACGCTTGATTAAGCCTCGTTGCATCAAATAGTCAACAGCCCAAATCACTGATGCTGTCTTGCCTGTACCCTGCTCGTTAAAGCAGAAGGCTTTGGGGTTTGCTAATAGGAACTCGGATGTTTGCTTCTGATGCGCGAAAGGGGTAAACCCCGGAGGCCGGGGCCACTCATACTCTGATAGTTTCATTTTTTCGGCTTGTTAATTTTGACCGTGTGGTCTGAGTTACGTGTAAAGGAACGGTTGGCACTTGGGCTTTTCAACTTCAAGTTACCGGCAGCATTAGTGCCGCCTTTAGATAGCGGGATTGAATGGTCGATGTCCTTACCTGTTCGGTCAATACCTTTCTTATCCATCTCACCACGGGCACGTTGACGCTCAAGTCGAGGTGTTTCTTCACCTCGGTCAATCTGTTGCTTGTATTCCTTTTTATAAGGTCTAGGCTTGTTTACGTATGGCATGGTTAAGCTCCGTATCAAAACGTCCAAGGGCATGGGAATTTAAGTCTTCTTTGGTCAGACCAAATTCCTCGGGGGTTGCTTCCCACAAAGGCTTACGGCCTTCTTTCTCAATTACGTGCAGCATCTTACCAACTGACAAGCTAACTTCCATCAGCATTTCGGCTTTGTACTTGTCTAGGTGCTCCCTAATAACTTTACCTACTATGTTCACTACTACCCGCTCGACTACCTCGTTCACTCGGCGTCTAAGCTCGTTCTCAAGGATGAGGGCGGTATCGGTTTCTTGATTGGTCATTTCGTTCATTGTTAACTCCTGTTGTACTCACACTGCTTAACTGAGCAGAACTTACACAGCGGGCCGCTGATTGGGTTCCACACTCCGTTCTCTAATGCTGCTTCGATACGTGCTACGTCTTGTGCTGGCTTCTCTACGTACTTGAGTAGCATCTCTCTGTGGTGGTCGGCCTTAACGAATTCCTTGCTCACTACAAACAAGAGCGCTGACTTCACCTTCTGAATCTGTGGAAACTTGGCGAATAATCCACAGGCGACAAGATCGAGTTGTTTTACATCCGCATATCTCGCATTCTTGCTGGTCTTGTAGTCTATGGAGTGTGCTGTTCTCGTAGTCGAGTTGATAATCACTAAATCTGCTACCCCATGCCACCAAACATTCGGAGCATCGAAGTCGCACGACTCTAAATTCTTCGTCAACCCAAATTTGACTTCGCATAGCTTCTCCCCCGGTATCGCTTTCAGTATGTCCAATGTTGCCTGCATGTATTCAAACGCGGGAGGGATCGGGGTTCCGTAACGTATATATTCTTCAGCAACTGTATGTGCTGACTTACCGTACAACGTAGCTTTTGTATCAGGCTCAACCACATCCTTAGCTATCTTGGTGTGGTAGTACTTCTTAGGACACTGCTGGAATGTCTTTAAGCTGCTGAATGACCATACGATACTCATTCTTCTTCCTTCGGTATTCTAAATTCCCAAAACCCATACGCATCGCCTCGCTCCCAACGTTCCCACGAGAAGTGAATGTCCCTAGTACGTTTGTTAACGTACTTCCAAAGGATTCTCATTTTTTTGGTTTCATAAAAGCAATGTTAGGTTGTTGCTTACATAACTCCGCGTACTCCAACTGTACTCGTTGGGTGTTGATAATCTTACCAGCAGTATTGTTCATCTCAGTAGCAATTTTTACATCAACCGTACCGTTTTTTAGCCCTGTGTAGAGCATAGAAAGTTCCGTTGTTAGTTCACTGATGTGATTCATTTTTAAGTTCCTTTAATTTACGTTTAATAAAAAGTCTCATACGCGCTGCTTCAATTAACTCGGGTGTCATTGCTTTGGAGTTATACAATTTTTTAATGTACGTATCCGGTGCTCTAGCAATACGCTTTTTAGCTCTTGCTGTGTATATTTCGGGATGCGCTTTGCGGTGTTTTATTGCTAGTAAGTAAATCCTTTCTTTGTTGGCCTCTCTATATGCTTTCTCATATTCTTTATTGGCTTCATGCCAAGTTCTATGTCTTGCTAGTTCATGTTCCTTGTTGGCTTCACGATGCGCCTTGCGCCTTGCGTTATTCTTTTCCTTGTTTGCCTCGTGGTACTTTCTACTACGCTTAGCTACATACTCTCTATTAGTTTTGTTCCACGCCTTCTGATACTCGCGTCCATACTCTTTGTTAGCTTTGTCCCACGCTCTGTTCTTTGCTCGTATTGTTTCTCTGTTTGCATCTCGATACGCTTTTCTCTTTGGGGCTTGGATTTCTTTTGTGGCTAGGTAATAAGCTTTCTTATACGCAATTACATCTTCCTCACGCCCCTTAAAATTAGCCTTAATTCGCTCTTTTATTTTCTCCTTATTGGCTTCTCGGTATGCTTTTCCTTGCGCTTTAACTTTTTCCTTGTTGGCTTCCAAATACGTTTTTCTTTTTTCTTTTAGCGCTTCTTTATTAGCTTCCCGCCAAGCTTTACTTTTGGCGGCTCTAATCGCCTTAACAGTCTCCATAACTCTTCCCATACCCTGCCTCGCAGTTCAAGGGTAGTTCAAGTGCCCACTTAGGACGTAAGCGCATACAAAATTCAACGTATTCCTTAGCCGTATCTGCTTGCTGCTCGGACACAACGATAGCAATAGCATCATGGACAGTCATCACTACTCGGTGCTTCTTAGCAATGTTAAGCATCTGCTCCCCGATAACAATGCGGGCCAAGGCTTGACATACGTTCTCTATAACTTTACCACCGTATATGCGGTTGGGTATGGTGGCTTTACCCTTCTTGGTGTCGTACACAAACTCCGTTGATTCTTCCTCGTCCTCTGTGGCGGGCTTAGCAACTTCGCGTAGGTTGGGGTACTTCAAGCGCAGATCGTTGGGTAACAGAATGCCCTTGCTCCCGTGTATTTGCAGCTTGTAACCTACCCCTAAAGTCGTATGCTTATTCTGTAGTATGGCGTTAAGGGCTCTACCTGCTGACCTCCATAGCTTTGGGATTTCGGGGTAAGTTTTGCGGTAAGTATCAATGATGCGCTTGGCTTCGGTTAACTTAATGTCAACACCAAAGGTCTTTAACTGCGCCTTAAACTTAGCCGCCCCCATGCCGTAGCCAGCACCAAGGATGGTGGTCTTACCCACAAACCGCTCGTCTTTGGTAATCTCGCTCTCAGGCTTGCTGTAGATAGCCGAGGCCATTATTTTGTAAACGTCCTCACCGTCTTCAAATGCCTTTACCAAGTCATCTTGTCCCGCTAGCCATGCCAGCGTACGCGCTTCAATCTGAGACGAGTCTGAGTCCAGCATCACGTAACCATCAGGGGCAATGATGCACTCTTTTAAGACGGAACCGCGCTTTAAGTTTTGTAGGTTTAACTTTTCGTCACCGCCCCAGCGTCCAGTGTGTGCTGCGTAGTAGCGTAGGGGTACGGGCAATGCTCCCCGCTCGGCAATCCCAATAAACCGAGCGGTGCGAGTCTCTTCAATGGTGGACTTAGTGCCTAACCGTGCAGCTACTAAGGCTTGTACGTTTGGCTCTTCGTGTTCAAGCAAGGCTTTGAACTCTTCATCGTTCTTTGCAAACGCATAAGTCTGCTTACCGTTGGCGGGGCTCACTTTCATCGGGGGCTCTACCCCGTATTGCCGCAGTAACTCAGCAAACTTGGGGTTGCTCATCAGGTCGTCTCTGTCGTTATCCCCCAATGCCCGTGCTTTACTAAGCTTAACTTCTTCCAAGTAGCTATCCAACAGTACCTTGTCCAACTGCAACACCGGCTCGGTGAACATACGCACAGTCAGGTCAATGAGTCGCAACTCATTTGGTGGGAACTCACCCATCGCGTTGAACAGCGCCCACGTTAGGGCCACATCGTTACTACAGTATTCAGCGTATCGTGCAAGCTGGTCAGCAGGGAAATCCTTACGCCTAAAACCTAGGGCGTTGACAACTTCAGTGCCCTTAGCCCCCAATTCGTAGTGAGACGCAAGTACCGCTAAGCTACCACCTACCTCCGTACCATGTAGCGCACGGCCCATGCTCAGCGTGTCCAACCAACCCTTAGGTTTGATACCGAACACCCAATTAAGAATTGCTCCGTCAAACGGCGCGTTGTGCGCCAAGGCTAGCGAGTGCTCCCAATCAAACAATGTGAGGAACTGGTGCAACTCAGCGGGAGTTCCGCTAAACCACACAGGCTCACTGGCATTGAACTGCACCGCTGCACCGATAACTTCAAAGCGTGGGTCGCGTATGTATTCCTCAGTAGTGAGCTTCTTCAGTCCGTACTCTTGTGAGTAGTACGTTTCAAAGTCTATGGTGAGGATGTTCATTTGTATGGGTTAGAAGTAAAGATGACTTGCGCTTGCGTTTGCGCTTCTACGTGTCGCTGATGTTGAATTTGTGCGCCCTCATTTTTAAGCTGCGCCATGCCAAACCCACCACTACTAATATGTCGCCCTAACTGTACTTTCTCCTCCATATCTTCCTGCAACAACCTACGCATGACACGCTCGTCAAACTCTTTGCGGCGTACTTCTCCCAGTGCGTCGTGCAGTGCGCCCTTCTCGGGCTCGGTCATCACTTCGCGGAAGTTGGGGGCAAACATGAAGCGCCACTTGTCGGCTTCGCCGTAGAATTCTTCGGGGTTAGACTCCATACGTGCTAACAACGTACGTACACCTGTAGATAATTCAGCCATTTATTTCTCCTCTAAAAATTTAATGTGCTCAGCAAGGCTGTCTAAGTCATCTTCATTGACAACCCATGCTTGTCCACCGCAATCGTGGATTGTGTTGATATTTTTTACTTGCAGTGCAGTTGGTTTGCCCTTGCCAGCCTTGGCCTCGATAGCTAAAAAATAGCCGTTGACGCAGCAGAGGAAGTCAGGCACACCAGCGTTGCCGTAGCCCGTGCCAATTGGCATGGCATAGTAGACACCCTGCTCTTTGAGGATAGCCTTGATCTTTGTCTTGACCTTAGACTCGGGGGTTGACGCCATCTAACACTCCAGTTATTTATGGCTCGACTATAGCACAACCTTTTACTTTGTCAACACATGGACACAAAAAACCGCCCGAAGGCGGCTTAGTATTTACCCTAACAAGTTAAGAGGGTAGAGTCTCCTGTAGTTTATTTGCGTACCAAATTAGTTTGCCCACATCCTCAGCGGCATCGCCCTTGTAACCCACTCGACTAGAGTACTTCAGGATGTTACCCTGCAAGTAGCCACGGAACTCATCGGGCGTTAGCTTAGCCTTGATGAAGTCGATGACCTCGATACCACCTACCTTGTAATGGGGTGGACTGTTAACCATGTCTACCTTAGGCTCTTCTTGCCTAATCCAACGCGCTTTTCCGTTGCCCATATCGGTTAGCACCAAGCCACCTACTACGTCGCCTAACTTGATAATGTCTCCATCTACATTAGGCTCTTCCATCGTGATGTGCATCGGTGAATCAGTGGTTACAACTGCTATGGTTTCCCAATCAGCTTTTTTAGCCCGTGTCTTGTACCTACGCTTAGGCACGCCTGCTGTCCTGTCTCGCCATAGCGTGTTATGTACATCGGTTAGCTTGACTCCTGTTGCCGCAGCTACCTCAGGCGGCTTAGCCTCAGGGTTGGTTTTAATGAATGCACGGACTCGTGCGGCGGCGGTTAGTTTACGTGTTGCCATTGTTAGCTCCTTGCTTTTGGCTGTCTACATACTCAGTAAGAATTTCACGAATCTTGGCTTGCTTTGAATACGGGTGGCGGGTGTTGAAGTATTCCATCACCTCCTTTGGTAGTCGCATGCTCGTATTGAAAAGGCTTGGCTTCTTACTAGGGCCCCGTCCTTTTCGTTTTTTAATTTCCTCAGTCATTGGGTTGTTCCTTTCGTTGCTCCATAAATTCGTTAGCTAAGTTAAATGCGGTGGGGACAATAGCTTCTCCATGTTCATTGAAGTTACGTACTAGTAGTCCTGCCATAGCAAACATTGCTGCTAGGTCACGTAGATTTTGTTCGTGTTCGGTCATGTGTGTCCTTTGGTTTGGGGCAGTTCTCAGGTGGTACTACTACGCACCACACAGCCGCCCATTGTTTTCTACAAGATGTCCAGCGATCAACGTATGCATCAGGCATCTCAGCTAAAGAACGATGTACGGCATTCCTTGGCTTCTCAATGCGCTCGGCTATCTCAGTGACGGTCAGGCCATCGGGGTACTTGTGTAGCGACATCCTTATGGCGTGGTGGTTACTCTTGTGCATTTTTCTCCTTTGGCTTAAATGTACCGAGTGCTAAGAACCAATCTTGGAACACATCAGCAGGGCGGCATCCTAGGTATATGCCTCTGCTATCACGCGCTTTGGATATGGCGGCAACTATGTCTTTCCAATCGTCTTGGTTCATGCCGTAGTGCATGTCAGGTTGTGGCCCAAAATCAACGGGCAAGTCTTTCAAACTTTGCATAGTTGCATCTTGTTGTGCTGTGTGATGCACAAGGTACATCCCGTCCTCGTCCAGCGCCGCAGTCTTTTTGCTTTGATAGCCTGTCATTGAAACCACCTTATGTAAATATAAAATAACAAAAATAGAAGTCCCGTCACAAATGAATAAAGTGGGCTAGTAAGTCTAGCCAAATAAATGTGTGCAAGCAGTAAAGCCGTTTGTGCATCAGTCATTTTCCGCAACTCCTACATTTAATTAAGATTGTGAACACGGGACGTTTGCAATGAACACAGTAGTATGTAGTCATGTTTGTTTCTCCTTAAAACCACGCCAGTATTTACCTTGTAGTGCATCAAAATTCTGGTGAAAACGTTTCATTTCTTCATAAGTGGCAACACGCGACCATCGCTTTCCGTTCCACATTGCGTAGAAATAACTTTCGTATAAACCTTTTGGTGTGAACTTAACTTCGTACACGCCTTTCGTCCGGGCTTGATGTGCGGGGGAAACCACTTTGTCATCTTTTTCATGATGTCCCCCTTGCTCTGATGGCTTCAATTACTAGCTTTGGTGTAAACCCACAAATCAAACAGCCGCCTTGGTCATTCTGTACAAACTGCACCAGTGCAGGCGCACCTTCAAACATCTGCGCTATGGACTCACGCTCATCAGCACGGGCTGTTTCCAGTTCTGCGCGCAGTTCTTTGCATAACTCTGATAACACATTGATAGTCGCCACTACAGCGGGGTGGGACATTGCTTGTGCGGATGTAATCGGTGCTTTCATAAATTCCACCAAATCACATAGAACAACAACCAAACACTTGCCGCCAAAATAATCACGGCGATCAACGATTTAAACGTGCCAATTGTGTCGGTGTAGGGGTCGTCCAGTTGAGCATCGTTATAGCCGTTGGTATAGGCATCGTTTATTTCCTTGATGCGCTGCTGCCTGACGGGGCAGTTCCTGCCTTGGTCGCAGTCCCCGTTACATTTTCCGTTTAAACAAGTAGTCATTGCTCCACCTCCACTGGGTTACCTTGCTCATCACACAGCATGGTGTACCCATCATTGGGGCCAACAAACTTGTACATCAAGTGACCAGCCTCTTTGTCCTTGGTAGTCAGGACTAAGTGATACACCTCACCAAACTGATTGTGCGGTTCCTTGAACGTGTTGCCGTGCCACACGGGGAGGATTTCCCCGCTCCTAGTTTTTACGCAGTAAATCATTTGTTTCTCTCCTTGAGCATGGCATCTGCTATTACATAAGCAATCTCAGCCACATGGTCGTTGCTGTACTCACCCACAAGTTCTGCCGTTAACAACCCTTGCATAGCTAACCCTGCAAGGTGGTCACGCATAGTCATGTCCCTTGCGTAACCGCCGGTCTTGACCATCCAGTCTGTGTAGTCTTTGGTAATTAAATACTCGCCGTCCAATAACTGATCTTTCATTGATTTACTCCTTCAAAAATTTCGTCTACTAATTCGTGGCACAGTTCCTTGAACCTTGGCGTATATGTATGCTTATTGTTTTCGTACCGCGCAATTTCCTCACCGTCTTTGAAGTACACATGCACTGCCCGATCATCCACATGCCCACTGTGGGTCTGAAAATCAGGTATGTAATGGTTAAACGATTGCAGTATTGACTTACGGTTTTTGTTTATCTCGCTTCTGTCCATGCTTCCACCAACTATTTCTCTGTCAGTGGCTCGGCCTATAGCTGCGTATAGTTCTTCTTGGGTCATTTGTATTCCTCCACGCGCTCGTTCAAGCGTTTGATTCGCGTCACGTTGTAGTCCACTATGGACTGTGCGTATTCCACAGCAGTCTCAGCTTCTAATTTTTCTAGGTGCGAATGTGCCAGTTCCTTTGCAATCACTTCCAAAGGGCTAGGCTTTTTGAATGGCTCTTTGAGCATCTCCATAAGGGTTACTTTACGCATGCTCTTCTCCTTCTTCTTTGACTAACACAACAAACACTTCTTCATTGACTCGGCATCCAACATCAGTAAGGAAGTGTTCAACATCTACTAACTTTAATAAACCAATTCCACCTCTCAGATTAGCAGGGAGCGTATTATCATCATAAATCTGTACAGTGTCACCTATTTTTACTACGTACTTACCCGCGTCTTTGATGACCAACGCAGTCTTCTTATCCGTGAACTTAGACTGCACCGATTCGATAGTCAGCATCTCATCTTTAAGCCTGTCCCGCTCTTGTATATTCTTTAGCATCTTGGTGTGTTCAATAACGGGCCAGCTTTCAATGTGCGCAAGGAACAAAGGCCAGCCCTCACCCATGATGAACTTCGTTGCTGCGTTATGTATAGGTGCTTTAACCTCACGCTCTTCACGCGCTTTGAAATTAGTCTGATCCCGCAGGAAACTCCCTGCCCACTCCAAAGATTTAGTTACGCGCTCTTTGACGTTAGGTCTACTAAAGGCTTTCCTAATCTTGGCTATGGCTTTGTCAGGGTCTGCTGTTTTATACGAACCACCCCGCAACATCTTCTCGCTTATGCGGTCATTGGTTATAAACAAGTGATACTGCTGAGCATGCCACTGCCGCCCAATGTACCCAAGCACATCCCCATACTCTGATACCTTGATTCTTAATACATCAGGATGGTTATTTGAAAAGTTGTTGGCTTCCACTATCTCAAAACGCCACAGCGGATGCAAGGGCGCTAGCTTATCAATCACAGTGTTCATCGGCCCCCATAGTGTGTAGTCGGTCTTGGGTATGCCCCGCTCCCGTTGTAGTTTCTCGGATATGACTACGTTAGTAAATTCCATTGCGTTCATGTGTATCTCCTTACCATTCAAAGCGTTTAAGTATGTTGTCCACCTTGGACTTCAATTCATTGCGGGTATGGGCATCTTCTTTGATGCTTTCTATGTTGGCCCCCATCATCGTTAGCTCTACTTGCCTACGTGCTTCTTCTAGCTTGGGGTCGTTCGTCACATTTAGTTTTGTCAATAGCTCACACAACTCAAGTGGGTTAGTAATCAGCGTATCGTGATACCGCTTCTTGCCATCATCCCCCTCAACATCGGTCAACTTCTCCGACATCCCCACTAGCGTCTTATGCAGACGCTCCCAAGGCTCACGCATCGCATCGGCTAGCTTCTTGTCCTGCTGGTCAATGAACGTACTGCGCATCTCCTCTAAGTCCTCCGCTGGTATATCTAGCCGGAAGTCTCCGGCCTCAGGCACAGGCTTGACCGTGCGCTTGAACCCGAACTTCTGCTTGACCTCCTCAATCTCAGGATAGTCCTCGGCCTTGTACAACCCCTTCAACGCAGTGGGTGCTTCAGCCACCAGTCGTGGATACTCGATAAAGAAGTTGTCGCACATCATCTCGAACGTACGCTCGTAACCGTTAATGGTCTGCTTGTAGTCTAGGAACAACGCAGTGGGCAGCATGCGCTCGCCCTTGTCAGCCCACGGCAACGTGTGCCTGTTGTGATACAGCCGAACCCTTGCGGCAAAGTCTGCAATGTCTTTGCGTAGGCTAGTACCCGCAAACAGATTCTTCTTAGTCTGGCTTGCACCTTTCACTGCACCAGCATCGCTGTTTACCTTGTCGGTAATCTCGCGGTCAAGCTTTGACGCAGGCCATACGCTGATGTTCAACTCCACTAATAACGCTGATGAACTAATACTCATGACTTACTCCTTAATATGAATCGTCTTACCATTCGGCGCGGTGTCGGTGTTACCACCTACGATGCACCACAGAACCTCGGATGTCCACTCGCTACCCCAATCACTACCCACATAACCATCGGTCAAGATGATGGTGCACTCAGGCTTGATGTTCTTCTCTTTCAGGTACGCTGATACACAGCTTGGGCTCGTACCTCCACCACCTCGGGGCTTGGTAGAGCTAGTGATGTCAGACACTGCGCTACCCTCGTAGACTTCATGCGCCGCTACCTCGCAGTCCCAATACAGTAAGTCCACCACCTCAGGGCTAACCTCTTCAGCGATACCCTTAACCTCGGATAGAAAATCGGCTAGCTCTTGCCCACCAATCGAACCTGATGTGTCGATACCAATCACAAGGTGACCAACCTTCTCACCTATCATGCTAGGCATATACACGCCGGTAGATAAGAACCTACGGTTGACTCTGCGCCACGACGATGCGTCCTTCGCGTTACATGTAGCTTTTACAAACTCACGCAGCACCTCACGCCAATCAACCTTGGGCTCAAGTAAGTCTTGCAACTCGCGGTCTAGTCCCCCTGCGCCAGACCCCGCAACTTTCTGATGTGCCATGATGCCCTGACGAATCGCTTGGTCAATCTCACGCGCCAACTCTTTCTTGTCCTCGTCGGTCATGTCCTTTGCACCAGCCCAATCGTGGTCATCGAACCCTTCGCCGCCTTCACCACCGCCGCCACCCCCTTCCTCTTTCTCCTCTTTGAGGATGTCGAACACTTGCTTGGCATTCATACCTCGGAACCGTTCATCGCACAGCCCCATGTCGTGCCCCTTCATCTTGCCCTTCCCATACTTGGGCATACAGATGATTTGGCTAGACGGGTCTAGGTCTCGCAGTTGAAGATTGATAACGTAGTCACACGCTTGGTTAGCCAAGTCATGGTCTTCGTCATGCAGCTTGCGCCACGTAGTCAAGTGCCGATACATCTTGTGGTAGCCCTCATGCGCCACAACAAAGGCTAGCTCAGTATCACGTAGCTCTTTGACGAACTCACGCCCATACCACTCATCGCGTCCGTTGGTAGCCGCAGTCGGTAGTCCATCTTCTACCCTAGTCTTACCCACCATCAGGATGCCTGATAGCAGGGCAAACTTAGGATGCCTCATCAAGGCAATCTTGGCCTTCTGTAGTTTCCGTTCTTCGTTCATGTGTTACTCCTTGTCTGTTTCATAGTCTGCTAATACTTCCATATTCACAGCGAGCATGGGGTAGTTTTTATTTCGCCCACCCTGCCTACGCTCTATATCGTGCGGCTCCTCGCCTATACGTATGAACTCCCATGCCCAATGGTTCACTGCCTCGTGATACACATGACCCCCTACGCTTTTTAGCTCCCGCGCATCGTTGGCAATATCCTCGAACACTGCCGTGAACTTATCGAACGCATCTATATGAGAGTAGCCTTCGTACCACTTGATGTCCGATGCGTTGTAGTCGTAGCCCCACATCCTTGTGCTAGTTATAAGGTGTAAGTCTTCGTTCAAGTCCTTGGGGAAATTCTCCTCCACAAAGATTTTCAACGTAGGCCACTCCTCTTTAACCGTGGTGTAGAACGCCGCTCGAACCTCGCTTCTGTAACCCATAGTCGTGCCCCTTACAACAAGTTACAGTAAGTCGACGTTACGTGCAGCCCAGTCAGCAAACTTGGCATGCTTGAACGCAATGTTCTGCTTACCCGCTGTCTTGGCAATGTTGACCACGAACACCGCTTGCCACTCGGCCTCGAACCTCTCAAGGTAGTCCATGAACGCTCCGAATGTCTGTGCATCAATACGTGCAATCGCACCGAACACGACGATGGCACATGCGCCTGAGCTTGTAGGTACTCGGGTATTCTTAGGGTCTCTAATCATCGCCTCCCATGTCGGTAGCTGGTCGGCAAACTCGATGTACGCTTGCATGTCTCGTGCACCACTCTCACCGATAGCCCCTGCCAATGCTGCGATAACTGCATCAGTGTCGTTCTGCTTGCGAGTACGCACAATGTTCGATGCTGTCTCTAACGAACGTGGGGATACGAACGCAGTCATAGGCTTACGGGGGTTGTAGATGTACGGGTTGTCCGCTTGTCCGCCGTCGATGTAACTAGCCAGCACATGCGGGAACCGATTAACCCAAGCAATCACCTCGGGCTCGATATTGCCTTTGTTGATAGCCCAATCAATCCACTCGTCCGCGCTGGGTTTAGCTACTGTCAACTCAACGATACGGTTGCGGGTGTGTGATTTGAGTGTGTCGCCCACGCCATCGGTTGCCAAGTTACCCGTTAGGAATACCACGTTACTGTTGTTCAAACTGATGTCACCAAAGCGCGGATTCTTCTTCTCTAGGCATGGGTGCAGCATGTTCTTCACAGGCTCTGCGCCCTTACTGAACTCGTCAAACATCATCACCACCGGCTTGCCTAGATGTACTTTGAACCTAGCATTGGGGTAATACTTTGTGGTGCGTGTATCGTGGTCAATGACAGGCATGGCAATGTCGCCCAAGTCCATATTGGGTACGTCGATATACGCAGACTCGTAGCCTAGTCGCTCGGCAATTTCTTCGAGCATTGAACTCTTGCCGATACCGGGCTCACCCCGCAGCATGAACCGTGTCTCGGGGTTGGTCACAATCAAATTGACCGCTTGCTTCAACGTCACGGTCTTACCAAAATTAACTTCAGCCATACTAACTCCTTCGGATTAAATAAAATGTAACACTAAATAACATCTAACTTCTTTACTAACTCCCTAACTTCAGCCACCATTGTACCACAAAGTGATGTAACTGTCAATCATCTAGATTTATCCAGTCCTTGTAATCACCTGCGGGTACTACGCCTTGGGCTAGCCTCGTCCACACCAGCACATCCTTCGCATGGGCACGCAGTATCTGCTCATCTATACGCGCTAGTATCAGCTTGGCTTTGATTTGCATAGGGCGCTCACTTTTGTTGTACGTTTCCCAATGGTTATGCTCGTCCATCGCCATGCCTAGGAACGCCGCATAGAAGTTGTCGTTGCGCACCTCGGCTGGCTGGTCACCACTAATGTAGAAGTCCAACTCGACCTTGCGCTCATGTATGTTCACGAACGTACGCTTAACCCGCTTGCCTCCTGTGACTAAGTGCAACTCAAACCCAAGCATGTCGAAGAACTCTTGCGGGTTGAACTCAATCACTGGGTATGGCGTCTGGCTTCGCGCCCATTGCGTTGGCTCTTGGATAACCGAACGAATCTTCACCATACTATTGACGTAGGTGTAGAAGTCCTTGTACTTAGCACGAACATCTTTTGCCGCCTTGCGGTCTAGCCTGTACTCGTAGCTATCTATCGGCTCGGGCACAGTCCACACACCATCAACCATACGCAATGTCATCGCCTGATTTTTAGGCACAATGAACTTGTTGCCCCGTATCTCAAGCACAGTGTTGCTCCGCTGCCCTCGGCACGACACCATCGGCAGAACATGACTAATGAACTCGTGCGTACTGATAGTCGAGTACCCATTAGTTTGTACCACAACATCGCCATCTTTCTTGAACGTAAGCACTGCGGTGCGATACAGCATGAACTCAATGTCCTCGCTACCGTCCTCTTTCATGCGACACCAATAGGTGTCCACATCCTTGCGTTTACCCAACGGCCTGACTTCTATGCTTCGGCCTCGTATCGGCACAGACTTGTCGTAAGTCCTCTTTGCTTGTGCATACGTACTTACTTGTGGTACGTGTAATACTGAACGGTATCCCATGATTACTCACTCCTTAATTGATATACCTTCACCTTGATTAGTGTCGGGTACTTGGTTGTAAATCGTTCCTTCGCAGCCTTCTTGTTAAACGCCTCGATTGCCTCGGGCATCCAACAGCAGAACCGCTTGCTCCAGCCTGTAACAAAGTATCTGCTAGTGTTCACGGGGGGCCTCCTTCTAGTGCTTGTCGGGCTTTGTGTGCAGCTACTGCCGCAGCCCATGTCTCTTGCGTGTACTCTTTGACTAACGAATGGATGGTGTACGTACATCCTTCCTCGACTGTTGGGTCATTGACCATTGCAGTATTAGCTTCGTCCCAGCTACTATATGGCCCGTAAAAACTAAAGCCACAGTCAAGGTCGCCTAACACGACAATCCATTTGTATTCACCTATCATGTTGTTACTCCATCTCTGCATAAGCAAAATTCTTCATTACCTGTTTTGTCTGCATGCGCAGGGCAACTGAGCATGTGTATGGGTTCGCGCTTGGGTTTCCCCTCATCGTAGATACTCTCATCAATCTTTCTTGCGCTCTCGTGCAACTGCTTGGTCACATTTACGTACAACGCAGAGGCTTGGGCTAACTGCGAGGCAGTAGTCGCGGGGTTCGCCATCAGCAGGAGCAGTGTCTTCTCCATGTGCTCGGCATTCTTAATTATTTCGCCCCACTTGCGTATGAGCATTCCTCGTTTTAGGGTCATGAGTTTGCCGTGCCCCCATGCTTGTGGTGTTATTTCGCTTGCTCTCATGTTGTTACTCCAAACGTTATGGGCGGGTGTTCAGCAGTGACTGTGTACCCAAGCCTGATGATCGCCTGTATGTTGCGTGGTGTAAGCGTGGCCTGTCCGAGCATCTCGGCAAAGATTTTGCTCTTCTCGCACTTGGGGTAGATACGGGTCTCTCCGTAGTTAGTGCGTGGTTCTACTTTGATTTCATTCATCTTCGTTCTCCTGTACGTCATCTATGTATGCTCGGTCTGCGCCTAAATCGGCACAGATACTCTTGGTTGCGTCTGTTATTTGGGCAATGATGTCCGCAGCATCTTCGTTGTCGAGCGACTTGATACTGTCGTACTCAAAGACTACTGTTACGCGCATACCCTTAGCTATGTACTTGTTTATCATTCGTCTTCTCCTTGGTTAACTAGCTCAGGTTTGAATTCATCAGCATCCACAGTACCCGCTGACTTCAGCACTTGGTAGCGGATGACATCCATAGGGCGTGTCTTTGGGGTGCGCGATATGCCCCACGCCACGGCACAGTCTGCAATATCGCTATAGCTGATGCCGCCGCCAGCGTCATCGGACTCCCATCGGGTTTTGAATTCTTCCTTAGTCATAGCGGTCATTCGTCTTCTCCTTGGTTTAGGTACACAGTTATCAGGTAGCCGATATTGGCTCCTGCCCATACTAGGCCAGCTTGGAATAGCCAGCCCTCGCGTCCCCAGCATGTGAAGAGGAATATTGTGGCGAGAACGCCTATGCCTATGTCGGCAAGGGTTTGGCTCTTTGTGGTGGTGTACTCTGTGTTCATGTGCGCTGCTCCTTAGGATTAGTCTGTTTGAGGGTTGTATGTACTGCGGTAGGCGTAACTAATTGGTATGCACCTTTGTTGTACTCTTGGATTACAGTCCAAGAACTGCGTTCTTGCCTAGCGGCTTCTTCACCGCACAGTAGGCATAGTCGGTAACCAAGCTCGTCTCGCTTGGGCTCGATGTCATCGCCGCACTCGCGGCAAATGAACAGCATGCGTTTGATGTTGCTCATTTGCTCCCCCTTATACGGCGTAGCCGTTAAGGTAGCGTACTGTATCCAGTACGCTGATAGGCTCATAGATGGTGAGGCCCGCAAGGGCATCGTCATAGTCCCCGAACTCAAGCTCACCGCTGATGTCCATGTCGGGGTCGACTAGGTTTTGACTTAGATAGCGGGCAGACTTGAAGCCATCCCAATTGATTTCATCCAGTTGACGTATATACATAACACTAACCTTTCTGATGTAAAGATAACAACGTAACACAAAGATATAAACTTCTTATCACTTCCAACTCCCTAACTTCAAGAGCCAGTATACCACAAAGTTACATATAAGTCAAGCATATGCAGCTTTGCAATCGGGCGACAATCGTATTACGTTGTTACATTTGTAGTGTTACAAATCACAATGTTATCTTTCGGTTTGGGTTGGCGGGCTTTGTTATGAATTGGGGTGCGCAAGGTGTTACGTTTAGGGGCAAAAAGTTACGTTATAAAGTTAAGAACGTAACAATCCAAAAGTGGTCTAAGTCCTTGATTCTAAAGAATAAAAAATGTAACATATATATATAAGTTATAAAGTTATAATGTTACAGGGGTATAAGAAAGTCCACCAAGTATAAACGTGGGGCGTGGTACAAATTGCTTAGCACTTGCTGTGCCTTCCAACTTGGTGGAACTTCATACATGCGCTGTAACATTGTAACATATAACATTGCTTATAAATCAACAGCTTACGTGTGATACGATATAACATTACCCCAAAAAGCGTAACATTGCATATTGTTACGTAACATTGCCCAAAACTGCTTGCCCCAGCCACACAGGGAACTAATAGAACATAACAATGCCAGAAAAACTGTTTGCCCCAGCCACACAGGGAACTGGTACAGAAAAACAGTACCAAAAAAACCAATGGGATATCATTCAAGTCTGAATGATAAGCAAAGCAAAAAACAGCAGACACAAAAAAGCCCCGATAAATCGGGGCTTCAAGGACTAGGGGCTTGCGCCCCTAGGGTTTACCCTTAGGTCAATTCTTTGACCGCATTTTGTAAGTGCTTGATTAGCTCAGCGATTTTCACGCCTTCGAGCTTGCACTTACCCGTTTTTACCGATACAACGCTACCCGTATGGATTCGCTGAACCATTGCCGCCAATTCATCCGCAAGAATTTCCGCCAATTCTTTGGGCTTTGCGCCGACTTGATTCTCTTTGTCAACACAATCGGCAAGGGCCTTTGCAAGGGCTAACCGTTTCTGCCCTAGGTCTACCATGAATGTAGCGCGCAGGGCCTTATCGGTAGTATTCAAGTCAACGGGCTTTTTACTGAATAAGTCACGGGCTAATTGTGGCATCGACTTTGCGATAGCGTTTGACACGATATTGATTATCTCCAAGTCACCACCCTTTTGCTTTAAATGCTCAGCCCGAAAACCGTCGCTGTAAAAACGGTTAGCGACTGTCCCCATGGATTCCTTGGCAACGTCAAAGTCACGGCAAGCAATGTCTAGTAAGGCCTGAGCTTCAGCGCCAATTGTGAGCTTTTGGGCAATGGAAACGGCAGGTTTGATAATGGATGTCATAATAAATTGTCCTTCGAATAAACTGATTACACTAATACCGGTTAAGAGGATTCCCAACCGATGTCTATAATGTAACACAAAGTAATATATCTGTCAAGCATTATCGTATTCCCAACGGGTTTTCATTCAAGGCAGAATGATATTCCAGCGAAACAAAAAACCGACCCCCACCACCCCAATACCAAAACCGGGACTCCGGGATACCTACACTATGTGGAGCACACCCGGTTCCCTTTTTTATCCTTCGCCCCCCTCCCCTATATATTTTGTGGTACTTTTTCCGACCTTGCATCTATAGAAGCACCCGCCGGTAGGAGTCCCAACCTCCCCCACCTTTTGTGCTACAGTGGTACATCTTCCCGTTTACTCGGTGCCTATGATTAACGTAACGCCTACTGCGGAACACCCTGTTCCGTTTGACATGTCTGATGAGCAGCCTAAGACTCATGCGGATAGCGTAGCCATTGCCATAAATACCGCAGACCTGATTGCTCAGCTAGGTGGAAGCATTGACTACGACAACGAAGACCTAGAATCTGCGAAGAAGCTCATACTAGGCAAGGGAAAACCCGAGAAGCCTAAGACACTAGCCGTATCTGCACAGGCACAAGCAGCTTCGGTACTAATCAAACAGTTCGACTTCAACGCTTTTGCCGACCAGCTACAAGCGCGCAACTTCATCACCAACCGCCTAATAGAGATAGCAGCGTGCGGAGACACGAAACACGAACTTAAGGCGTTAGAACTACTAGGTAAACACAGCGACATCGGACTCTTCACCGAGCGCAGCGAAATCCATGTGCACCACACCACGTCGGTCACACTGGAGAACAGCATCAAGGAGCGGGTCAAGCGCCTGCTCAATGCAGAGGTAGTGGACATCACCCCCCTAGACGACCTCGACCTCCAGCTTGGGCCAGCGGAACCGTTCCAACCCGTAGAGCCAGAGCAAGAAGAGCAGCTGGAGACCCAAAACGATGAGTGACATCTCCCTCAAAGACATCGAAGCTCTGATTGATGCGGGGAAACTGAGCGAGAGCGACCTGCGCGTGCTCGAAGCGCAGCTAAATAAGCTGGAAAAGCTCAAAGAAAAAGAACTTTGTAGCACAAGGTTCATAAAATTCGTCGAAAAAGTCTGGCCTACGTTCATTTCGGGGGCTCACCACAAGCGGATGGCCAATGCGTTCGAGCGCGTAGCCCGTGGGGAGTGCAAAAGGCTCATCATCAACATGCCGCCACGGCATACCAAGTCAGAATTTGCGTCCTACCTACTACCGGCGTGGTTTTTGGGGCAGTTTCCGCATAAAAAAGTCATCCAGACGTCCCATACAGCCGAGCTCGCCGTCGGATTTGGTCGAAAAGTGCGTAACTTGGTCGATTCGGACGTGTACCACGAGATTTTTCCTGAACTGCACCTCCAAGCGGACTCAAAAGCGGCTGGCCGGTGGAACACCAGCAAGGGTGGAGACTACTTCGCTATCGGTGTGGGTGGTGCGGTGACCGGTAAGGGTGCCGACATCCTTATTATTGACGACCCGCACTCAGAGCAAGAGGCGGCAATGGCCGCAAGCAACCCAGAAGTGTATGACAAAGTGTACGAATGGTACACATCGGGGCCAAGGCAGCGTCTCCAGCCCGGAGGCTCTATTGTTGTGGTGATGACCCGGTGGTCTCAAAGGGACTTGACGGGTCAGGTATTGCGTGCATCCGCTGCGCGTAGCGGTGAGGAGTGGGAGGTCATTGAGTTTCCGGCCATCCTGCCGTCGGGCAATCCGCTGTGGCCACAGTTCTGGTCATTTGAAGAACTTGAAGCGTTGAGGACTGAACTGCCGAACTCCAAGTGGCAGGCGCAGTACCAGCAGAACCCGGTGGGTAACGAGTCAGCGATTGTGAAGCGAGACTGGTGGAAGTGGTGGGAGAAAGACGAGCCGCCCCAGTGCGAGTACATCCTCCAGACATGGGACACGGCGTTCGAGAAGAACAACCGGGCCGACTACTCCGCTGGGACGACGTGGGGGATATTCAGCTTGGACGAGGACCAGAAAGACAAGAACATCATCCTGCTTAATACATATAGGAAGCGGGTTGAGTGGACCGACTTGAAGCGGGATGTGCTGCGGGAGTACAACGAGTTTGAGCCGGACGGGGTGTTGATCGAGAAGAAAGCTACCGGTGCACCGTTGATTATGGAGCTTAGGGCGATGGGCATACCGGTGCAGGGGTTCACGCCGGGTAAGGGCCAAGACAAGATTGCTCGTCTCAACGCAGTATCAGACATAATCGCCTCGGGAAAAGTATGGGTGCCACAAACACGATGGGCAGAAGAACTCGTGGATGAGATTGCTGAGTTTCCGTCCGGCCAGCATGACGACTTGGTTGACGCGACAACATTGGCACTTATGAGGTTCAGGCAAGGTGGATTTCTCCGACTGCCCAGTGACGAGCCGGAAGAGATTCAGTATTTCAGACGTCGCAACGAGCGGTTCTATTCAGTCTAACGCAAAGGAAAAATATGGCTACGAGTTCAATAGGTAAGTCTTTGTATGCGGCCCCCGTAGGGTTGGCGGACATGATGGATGCGCCGGATATTGAGATTGAGGTCGAAGACCCGGAGTCCATGAGTATCAGCATGGGGGACATAGAGATTGACTTGGAGCCCCGAGAGGCTACCGCCGAGGACTTTGATGCGAACTTGGCCGAGTTCATGGACGAGGGAGAGCTTGACGCTTTGGGTAACGATTTGGTTGACGATTTTGTCAAGGACGGCATGGACCGTAAGGACTGGATTAAGACCTACATCGACGGGCTGAAGCTGCTGGGCCTGAACTACGAAGAGCGGACTGAGCCGTGGCAAGGTGCATGTGGCGTGTTCCACCCGATGCTGACCGAGGCAGTTGTGCGCTTTCAGTCCGAGGCAATGATGGAGACCTTCCCCGCGATGGGGCCGGTGAAGACACAGATTGTGGGTGAGACCGACATACTTAAAGAAGAGTCTGCTGCACGCGTGCGCGAGGACATGAACTACCAGCTTACCGAGGTGATGGCTGAGTATCGCCCGGAGCACGAGAAGCTACTGTGGTCGCTGCCGCTGGCAGGTTCCGCGTTCAAGAAGGTCTACTACGACCCCGGCAAAGGCCGTCAGATGGCGATGTTTGTCACTGCCGAGGACATCGTTGTGCCGTATGGGGCCAGTAGCTTGGAGTCCGCCGAGCGGGTTACGCACGTCATGCGTAAGACCAAGAACGAGGTGTTGAAGCTGCAAGAGGCTGGGTTCTATTTAGATGTGGACCTCGGTGAGCCGTCGATGGAGTTGGATGACATCGAGAAGCAGAAGGCTGAAGAGCAGGGCATGACTGCCTTGCAGGACGACAGGTTCCGCTTTCTTGAGATGCACGTTGACTTGGACTTGGCTGGGTTCGAGCACAAGAACAAGAAGGGCGAGCTAACGGGCATCGCGCTGCCGTACGTGGTGACTGTTGAGAAAGCTACCCGTAAGGTTTTGGCTGTCCGACGCAATTGGTACGAGGACGATGAGCTTCATATCAAGCGCCAGCACTTCGTGCACTACCAGTACATCCCCGGCTTTGGTTTCTATGGGTATGGCCTGATTCACTTGATTGGTGGCTACGCTCGTAGCGCCACGATGATTCAACGTCAGTTGATTGATGCAGGAACCCTCTCTAATTTGCCGGGTGGCTTGAAGGCTCGTGGTCTGCGTGTTAAGGGTGACGACACTCCCATCCAGCCGGGTGAATTCCGGGACGTGGATGTGCCGAGCGGGTCTATCCGTGACAACATCCTACCACTCCCATACAAGGAGCCAAGTCAGGTTTTGTTCGCGCTGTTCCAGAACATCGTCCAAGAGGGGCGGGCGTTTGCATCCAGCGGGGATATGAACGTCAGCGACATGAGCACAAACGCTCCTGTGGGGACCACCCTAGCCCTACTCGAAAGGACCCTCAAAGTGATGACGGCTGTTCAGGCCCGCATTCACTACGCAATGAAGCAGGAGTTCAAGCTCCTCAAGGTCATCATTGCCGACTACACCCCGGATGAGTATGAATACGACCCCGTGGATGCCACCCGCCGTGCGAAGAAGGAAGACTATGACGCTGTGGATGTCATCCCGGTCAGCGACCCGAATGCCGCGACGATGGCACAGAAGATTGTGCAGTACCAAGCTGTACTCCAGCTTGCACAGTCAGCCCCGCAACTCTACAACCTTCCCCTTCTGCACCGCCAGATGATTGAGGTCTTGGGCATCAAGAACGCCGAGAAGCTTGTACCGGTAGATGAGGATGCGATACCGACGGACCCCATACAAGAGAACCAGAACGTGCTAATGGGCAAGCCGGTCAAGGCGTTTATTGAGCAGAACCACCAAGCGCATATACAAGTGCATATGTCTGCGATACAGAACCCCCAGATTCAGCAGATGATGCAGATGAACCCGGCGTCTCAGGCCATCATGGCCGCAGCTATGGCGCACATCAATGAGCACATTGCGTTCGAGTACCGCAAACAGGTTGAGCAGGCGATGGGTATGGTGTTGCCGTCCGAAGAGCAGAACAAGCAAGTGTCGCCTGAGTTAGCCGACCAGATTGCAATGTTGGCTGCAAATGCATCGCAACAGATTCTCCAGCAGGCACAACAGCAAGCCCAGCAACAGCAAGCTCAGCAGAAGATGCAAGACCCCGTGGTCCAGATGCAGATGCAAGAACTCCAGCTACGCCAGCAGGACTTAGAGCTTAAAAAGCAAAAACAAGCGACAGACGCTGCGGCCAAAGCCGACCAGATTCGCGTGGAAGAAGCACGCATAACGGCGCAGAAAGAGATTGCCGCTATGCAGGTAGGCGCTACCGCAGCCGCCGCACGGGACAAGCTGGCTAAAAACCAGCAGCTTGAGGGTACACGTATAGGCGTGGAGATTGCCAAACACAAGGCCCAGATGGCGCAGCAGCGCAACCAGCAGCAGAAACAACCACCTAGGAAAGGGTAATCATGGACAACGAACGGGTGCTTAACTACCTTGCGAAAGAGATTGAACAATTACGTACCGACCAAGCTGCATTTCTAGCTTTGGGTCGAGCAAACGATTTTGCCGAGTATCGGCATGTCTGTGGAGTCATCCGGGGTCTGACTCATGCGGAAACCATCGTTAGAGACCTCGTGCAAAGACTGGAGAAAGCTAATGAGTGAATTTGATGTAGCCGCTGTGGACTTGTCCGGCATTCTTAATACAAGTGCAGAAGACAAAGCTAAGCAGTTGCCTGACCCTAAAACCTTTCAGCTACTGTGCGTTGTCCCAGAAGCTATGGAGGAATATGCGGACAGTGAAGTTGGGCTGATTAAGAATAGCAAGACCATGCACTATGAAGAAGTACTGACCCCAGTGCTATTCGTGGTCAAGATGGGCCCCGACGCATTCCAAGACAAAACTCGATTTCCTAGTGGGCCCTCGTGCGCACTGGGTGACTTCGTGATTGTCCGACCCAATTCAGGCACCCGCTTGAAAATCCACGGGCGTGAGTTCCGACTCATTGCAGATACCTCAGTCGAGGCAACAGTTGAAGACCCGCGTGGTATTTCCCGCGCTGCTTAAGGAGTAATCTATGGCTGAATACGATGATTTTGAGTTTCCTGATGAGAAGGAAGCTAAAGCCGCTGCCAAGGCAGAGAAAAAATTTGAGGTAGAGATTGAAGACGATACTCCGGCTCAAGACCGTGGACGCAAACCCGCGCCTCCGGTCGATGACCCCACAGACGACGAGTTGTCTTCCTACGACGAGAAAGTCCAAGCGCGTATCAAGAAGTTCACTCGTGGATACCACGATGAGCGCCGCGCCAAGGAAGAAGCTCTTCGTGAACGCGAAGCTGCCGAGACTTTTGCTAAGCAGGTGTTTGAGGAAAACAAACGTCTTCAACATCGACTGGCCAACGGCAGTAAAGCCTATATTGAGCAGTCCCAGCATAGCGCGGTAAGTGAACTTAATGCGGCTAAGAAGAAGTACAAAGATGCGTATGAAGCTGGGGATGTAGACACGCTAACCGAGGCGCAAGCTGAGATTGCCGCAGTAACCCTGAAGATTGACAAGGTGCGCAACATGCGCCCTGTCCAAGTGGACAACAGCGTATATACCCCCGCACCAAATGCTGCACCGCAACAACCGACACTAACCCCCCGCACTCAGAAATGGGTGCAGGCTAATTCCGATTGGTGGGGGCAGGATGACGAAATGACAATGGCCGCTATGGGTATTGACAGGAAGTTGCAAAAGGAGTATGGTGCGGACTACGTGGGTACTGAAGAGTACTTCCGCACCATCGATAAAACGATGCGCAAAAGATTTCCTGAGCAGTTTGAAGACGCTCAGAGCGAAGAACCGGACGAGGAAACTACCTCCCGCCGTGCAACTAGAGCTACTGTTGTGGCACCCGCCGCGCGTAGCACATCGCCTAACCGTATTCGGTTAAAGGCATCCGAAGCCGCCACCGCGCGTCGTCTTGGGGTACCTTTGGAAGAATATGCTCGTCAGGTTGCTTTACTTAAAAGAGGTTAAAAATGGCTGAAGTTAAACAAAATCGTTTAGATCGTGAATTGGATACCCGCTCTGAATGGGCCCGCCCCGATATGTGGCGTGCTCCAGAAACGCTTCCACAACCTAACCCCCGCCCCGGCTGGAGTCACAGGTACATTCGCATCAGCTTTTTGGGTCAATCCGACCCAGCTAACATCTCTGGAAAGTTCCGCGAAGGATATGAGCCCGTGAAAGCGGATGAATACCCCGAGCTAATGGTGCACGCCGTTGTCGATGGTCGCTTCAAAGGCAATATCGAAATAGGTGGATTGGTGTTATGCCGTATTCCGGCTGAGTTCATGGCACAACGGGATAAACACTATTCCGAATTGAACAGAGCCCAGATTGAATCGGTGGACAATAACTATCTTCGTAACAGTGACCCGAAAATGCCTATGTTCGCAGAACGCAAGTCTCAGGTCACATTTGGTTCAGGTTCTTAATTTTTATAGGAGTTTTTATGGCATATCCTGTCGTATCAGCACCGTACGGACTGTTGCCGCAAAACCTAATTGGGGGTCAAGTATTTGCTGGTTCTACCCGCATGTACAACATCCAGTATGGCTACGCGACTGACATCTTCTATGGTGATTTCGTTGTTCTATCCCGTGGTAATGTAACCCGCGCCTCGGTTTCTACTGGCACTGGTCTCAACCAGACTGTCGGTATTTTCTTGGGATGTACTTACACCAACCCCACGACTAAGC